ATATCTACATGATAGCGCAGAGGGTCTTGTCAATTGTCTTGCAGAAGTAAACTGGCTCAGTATGTTGGGCGGAGGAGTTGGAATTGGAATTGGAATACGTAGTTCAGATGACAAGAGCGTTGGGGTTATGCCTCATCTTAGGACTTATGACGCTAGTAGTTTGGCATACAGACAAGGGCGGACAAGGCGGGGGTCTTATGCTACTTATCTTGATATATCTCATCCCGATATTCTTTTATTTTTAGAAATGAGAAAGCCTACGGGCGATCCAAATCTACGAACACTTAATCTACATCACGGCATCAACATTCCAGATTCATTCATGCAAATCGTTGAACGATGTATGCTAGATAAAGATGCAGATGACTCTTGGGAATTAAAAGACCCACACAGTAATGAAGTGCGTGAAGTAGTTTCAGCAAAAGATTTATGGCAACGTATACTTGACATTCGTATGCAAACTGGTGAACCATATCTACATTTCATTGACGCAAGCAATCGTGCTATGCCACAGTTTCAAAAAGACTTAGGGCTAAGTATCAAGCAGAGTAATCTTTGTTCTGAAATTATTTTGCCCACAGATAAAGATAGAACAGCAGTATGTTGTTTGTCTTCAGTTAACTTGGAGTATTATGATGAATGGAAAAACGATCCTTTATTTCTTGCTGATATTGCGGAAATGCTTGACAATGTTCTTCAGTATTTTATTGATAATGCTCCTGCCGCCGTTGAACGTGCAAGGTATTCTGCCATACGTGAGCGCAGTATTGGTATCGGTGCTTTGGGCTTTCATGCTTATCTACAACGAAATAATGTGCCGTTCGAATCCGCACTTGCAGTCGGAAGAAACAAACAAATCTTCAAACACATAAGGGAACAACTTAATGATGCGAATCTTAAATTGGGTAAAGAGCGAGGCGAGGCTCTTGATGCTGTTGGCACTGGTCAACGTTTTAGCCATCTTATGGCTGTTGCTCCAAATGCTTCTTCGTCTATCATCATGGGAAATACTAGCCCTAGTATCGAACCTTATCGTGCTAATGCTTATCGTCAGGACACGTTATCAGGCTCATCATTAGCCAAAAACAAATGGCTTGACAGGATCATCAAAAGTGTAGTAAAATCAGATGATGAATATCAAACAGTCTGGTCTAGCATTATTGCGAATGATGGTAGTGTACAGCATTTAGATATTTTAGATGATTGGCAGAAAGATGTATTCAAGACTTCTATGGAGATTGACCAGCGTTGGCTAGTGAATCATGCCGCTGACAGACAAGTGTACATTGACCAAGCACAGTCGTTGAATCTGTTCTTCCGTCCTGATGTGAACATTATGTATCTACATGCAGTACACTTTCAAGCATGGAAACAAGGACTCAAAACATTGTACTACTGCCGTTCAGAAAAGATTGGTAAAGCAGACAAAGTTTCAAGACGTATTGAACGTGAAGTAATTAAAGAACTAGATATGAAAGCACTTATTGATGGTGATGCATGTCTCGCATGTGAAGGATGAAAATGAAAGTACTTAGATTTACAGCATCATGGTGTCAGCCATGTAAGATGTTAGCAAAAACATTAGAAGATGTTGATACTCAAATTCCAATTGAAGTTATTGATATCGATGCAAATCAACAACTCGCAATGGACTATGGTATTCGTGGTGTGCCAACTTTAGTGATGTTGGATGGAGACATTGAAGTTAAACGATTCTCTGGCATGAAAATGAAAAATGAATTAACAGAATGGTTAGAGGTGCATAACAAATGACAATTAATACTATTGAAAATTATGTTCATACCAAAAAAATTGATTTGAATTTGACTAATATGAAATTGGGTTCATATCAGATGTATTATCACATTAAAAAAACATTTGTTCCCGGACAAAATGATTATAGTGGACATTCAACGCTGACAACACAATTATTTACGCAATATAATTTACTTTTATATCCAGTATCATCAGAATTTCATTCTTTATATAAAGAAATATGTATCATGTTCAGGGAAATTTGTCCAAAAGACGAATTTGATAATAATCAATTTTATATACAATGTTGGTTAAACTTTTATCAAAAAGGTGAGTTTATAGATTGGCACGGTCACTGGCCAGCAGACATGAAGGCCTGGCACGGATATTATTGTGTTGATTGCCAACCTAGCAAAACTACATATAGAATTCCAAGTAATAGTGAAGAGATTGATATTCCTAGTGAAGATAATTTGTTAGTGATGAGTGCAAGTGGTGGAGACCTTCATAGAACTTGGCCTTGGCAAGAAAATAGACCTAGAATTACTATTGCTTTTGATATAGTAGACAGAAAATCCATCATGGAAAGTTGGGGTGGTGGTGGTGGTGGTCTACCAGATAATCATTGGATACCAGTTGTATGAACTTTGATTTTGGAATCTTAGAATTACTATTTGTAATATCTGTTGCATTTTTATTTGTTCGTAAAATGTCACGCATCAATGATGAAATAACAAATATTATAAACAATGAACCAGAAACTAATATTGAAATTGTAGTCGGTAGAAGTGAGGTTCACGATAATGAAATTTTTCTTTGGGATAAAAATTCAAATACATTTTTGTCTCAGGGTCCAAACATCGAAACTGCAATGGCAAAATTTTTAAAAAACAATTCCAATAAAAAAATAGTATTTGAGGTCAAAGAATGAGTGTAACAAAAATAAAAAGTAATTTAATGGATAGCAGAGATGCATTCAAGCCATTCAACTATCCGTGGGCATATGATGCATGGTTGAAGCACGAACAGTCACATTGGCTACACACAGAAGTTCCAATGGCCGAAGATGTAAAAGATTGGAAGAAAAAGTTGACAGTAGAAGAGAAACATTTTCTCACAAACATTTTTCGTTTCTTTACTCAGGGTGACATTGACGTTGCTGGTGGTTATGTAAAAAACTATCTACCATACTTCAAGCAACCAGAAGTACGAATGATGTTGCTTGGCTTTGCCGCTAGAGAAGCATTGCACGTGGCTGCCTATTCACACCTGATTGAGACACTAGGCCTGCCAGATACAACATACAATGAATTCTTAGCATATCAAGAAATGAAAGACAAGCACGATTATGTGTTGGACCTTTCAAATACAAATGGTGATTTGCAATCTACTGCTACACACATTGCAGTATTCTCCGCATTCACAGAAGGTATGCAGTTATTCTCTTCATTCATTATGCTTTTGAACTTTCCACGCACAGGTAAAATGAGAGGCATGGGGCAGATTGTAACATGGTCTATCGTAGATGAAACACAACATTGTGAATCTATGATTAAACTATTCAGATCATTCATTCAAGAGAATCACGAAATTTGGAATGATGAACTGAAATCACGCATATATACTATAGCAGAACGAATGGTTGAACTTGAAGACAAGTTTATAGATTTAGCATTCGGTATCAATGAAATGGAAGGACTCACTTCAGAAGAAGTTAAGAAGTACATTCGTTATATTGCAGACAGGCGCCTTATCAGTCTTGGACTAAAAGGTATTTTTAAAGTTAAAAGAAATCCATTACCTTGGGTTGAAGAAATGATTAATGCACCAACGCATACTAATTTCTTTGAGAACAGAGCAACCGATTATGCAAAGGGTGCTACAAAGGGTGATTGGGCAGACGTATGGGGTAAAGCGGCATGAAACAATTAACATATGTATTTTTTGCTCTTGCATTGATTGTTGCAGGATTTACATTTTCTGCATTGAATGCACACGCACAAACAGGAAAACAAAAACCGGGAGTTGTCTATGACGCTAATATTACTAGGGTTATTGATGGGGATACTGTTGCGTTTGAAGCGGCTTGGTTACCAGACCCACTCAAAAAAGAATTAAGCATTCGTGTCTTTGGTGTTGACACACCAGAAAAAGGACATAGAGCGCAATGTCCAAAAGAAGATGTGATGGGACAAAAAGCTACAGAATTTACAAAAAAAGCAGTTACTTCCGCAAAGAAACGTCAAGTCATTTTGATGGATTGGGACAAGTACGGTGGTCGTGTTCTTGGTGATGTTATCTTAGACGGAAAGAGTTTACGTCAAGGATTAATTGCAAACGGTTTAGCCCGTGAATACTACGGCGAGGCTAAAACTTCTTGGTGCAATTAAATGAGTTTTTTAGTTGCAAACACACCAAGAGTTAGATGCTATATAAGAAAAGAATTTCTTTATAATTTCGAAAAAGGCTTTGGTGAATACGTACCTTGTATTTGGGTATCAATCAAATCGATGAGCCGTAGAGCATTCTTCATTGAATCATATTTGCCTGAGTATGGCGCATTGTATGATAAACTTCCATTAGAAGCGTTTGTGAGTAGAAATCACGATTTGGATAGAGATAAATTTTTGCCTCTAGACCATTTACAGATATGGGATTGTTTATCGTATGATCTTGCTGTGATACAAAAATCATTTCTAATGAATCTAAGTGGCAAATTTTATGCTAAGAATAAAGAATGGTATCCTGGTAACTATATGTTTACTGTTGACAATTGTGCATCAGACGAATATCTAGATATGGGCGATAGCGAAAATCCAGAAGATCATAAATCATATAATTTCTTAGAACTCGACAATGGTCAATATGCGGCACAGCCGAACAACCGTTGTATATTTCTTGACGCCGCCAGCAATCCAAAAGAGATGCTATTTCCAGACTTTAAAGTCTGCACAGAAAAATACATTGTAGAGCAAAATCCAAAATGGGCGATTGGTGATGCTGATACAGTAATGTACGAATAAGGAGAAAAAAATGACAACATATAACGTATTCTGCGACACATGCGAGGCTGAGTATTCAGTAACACCATTAGCAGGATCAGACACACGCCCAACCCATTGTGCATATTGCGGCTCAACAATAACCGAAGAAGCAGTATTAGAGAAAAATGAAGATTGGCCAGAAGAAGATTGGGAAAAATTAATAGAAGACGATGAATGGTCATCGGAAGACGATAGATGATTATCGCAGGAGTAGATTATTCTCTAACGTGCCCTGCAATGTGTGTATTTGATGATGAGAATGGTGAGTTTAGTTTTGAAAAATGTCATTTCTATTTTCTGACCCAATCTAGAAAATACGATGTGCAATTTAAAAACATAACAGGTAGATTTTTTGACCACGAAGGAATGACTGACGTATTGCGATACGATGGTATTTCAAATTTCTTCATTGACAGATTGTTAGAGACAGACAAAGACTGCCATGTATTCTTAGAAGGATATTCTATGGGATCAAAAGGCAGAGTGTTTAACATTGCAGAGAACGCTGGCATTCTAAAATACAGACTATGGTTGTTTGCCGTAGAGTGTACAGAGATACCACCAACAGTAC